CTTAATTCGTTCAATATCTATTGAATCAATATCGGTATATTCTGTAATATCTACAATAGCGCCTTGTGAATACCAATCTTCTAAAGGTAGTATTTCAAAAGTGTTTTCTGAAGTAGCTACGCAAGTACAATTAAACTCTTTTAACACACCCGAAAAGAAGTCGCTAACTTTCATATCAGGCAGCGTTGAATTTACGCTTACATTACCAGCCAAAACAGTTTGTACAGTGCTTATTTGTGCGTAATTACTTAATCCGTTTACTCCTGTTATTTGGTAATTGATTAACATATCTACATTCATAGCAACCGTTGCTTTCATTTTGAAAGTTAAAGTTGTATTTAACCCTGAAACGTTTTGAAAACTTATATTACCAAAAACCCCCGTAGTATTTCCTTCAATTGATTGATAAAAATTACCGTCTTGAAATACGTCAATATACCAAGTTCCAACTGCTGATTGATTTAATACCTCAAAACTAATTACACTAAATTGAACGTCTGGTGCAAATAATACATTTATTTCGTCTTGGTAAATATCCGTATATGTTAAATCAGCTGGGTTTGGTAACGTGTTATCTTCAATAACCGTTGCTATTACTTGATCTATTATAACGTCCGTGCTTTCAGTTAAAAAGGTATATTCATTCGTGTTTTTACCGTACAAAAAACATTGTGTAAATCTCGGGTCTGTTAAAAATGTTCCCGTAAAAGTAACGCCGTATTTGTTTTCTATTTCGCCAAATATTTTATTTATTTTTACCGCTGGAAATAATTCATCGTATTGTATTGCGTGTGCGTTTTGTGTAATATCTTCGCTCCCGTGGTGGTACGTCCATACTCTGTTACTTGCAATTAAAGGGTAACGAACGTCGTAATCTGTTGCAATATCCGTTATTCTATTATAAATTTGAGTACCCGTATAAGCAAACTCCAGCGCGTTAAAATCTAATTGATTCAATTTATCTTCGCCAAACAAATCTTTTAACGTTCGTATTTCACCATAAAAAGTAAGCTGGTAATTTTCAGGCATTCCGTTTTTTACATTCGCCTTTTCAATCTGAATTTTACCACGTCTGAAAGTAGTTAAATCAATTTCAATTAACGCGTTTCTTCTTATATTGTGGTCTATTGTACTATCTACATCCGTTTGGTAAAAGTGCTGAAATATTTCATTGTTAACGGTTGAAGCGGGTACGGTAAAGCTTTGCGAAAAGTCCGTAAATACTTTTGAAATATCGTTAATGTTTTGAACGCTCGAAGTAACGTTAATTTGTTCGTCTTCAAATAGTTCAATCTTATTACCTTCAATATAAACCTGTACTTGCCTCATATTACATTATTTATTGCATTGAAAGCAAAGTCAAACTCTAAAGAATAGTTAATCATTTTTTGGTTTATATTCTTGAATAGCTCCGTTGACTTCGTGTTAATCTTTACGGGTAAGCTGTTTATTAATATTCTTTCGCTTGTCATTAGCTGCTCCAACAAATCATTGTAGCTTTCAGTTACCCAGTCCGTATTTACTTTTATGCTACGTTTCGCAGTTGTATTAAATACCTTGCGTTGACCTTCTAAAGTATTATAATTCGGGAACGTGCTTTGCATTAAATTATATTCCGTGTTTTCAATGCTGAATGTATCGTTACTCGCAGCGAAAAACCACGTTCTTTGCCAGCATCCGTACTTGTTTACGAAGTCGCATAAAACAGCCGTATATCTACAATTCTCGTAAGGCTTGAAATATGCAGTCCAAAGTACGTTATTACTACCGTCTAAAATTTCTAATTTGTTACCGCCAGCATAATATGAACCACTACCGAAATAAACGCGGGGAACATCAACTACCGTATTATTTGTTAAGGCTTGTGTTTGCGTAGCAGCCGTAGCAAGGTTTGTATATTTCGCTTGGTAACCAGTACCCGTACGAACCATTATGTGACCCGCTCGTAAACTTGAAAAAACAGCGGGGCTTGATCCGTTGTAATAATAAAAAAACGTTCCTTCGTCGTGTAATATGTCGTAGGTCGGCGTGTAATTATATCCTTGTTCATACCACCCAAAACCGTCATAAGCTACGTAAGAATTTGTACTAAGTAGCGTGTAAACACCACCGTCTAATTTGTATCTTTTCAATTGAACGTTACACCATTGCGTAGTTTGACTTGATGGAAAAGTATTATAAATTTCTTGTCTTGTATTCCAACTGATATATTCACGAATGTAAGGCGAAATATTGTAATACGTCTTTACGTTGTTTGAAGCTGGTATTAATTTACTCAAAGTGTAAGTTGGCGAAGCTGGTGCGCTCCCCGTACCGTTCCAAATAAACACTTCTAACTTAGAACCGTCTTGTCCTGTTTCCGCTATTTCTACTATATAAGGTGAACGTGCAAAAATACTCATTTTATATTCTTTAAATTTTGGTCTAATATTTCATTTAAAAGCTGTTCGGCATCCAAACCGTACTTATCTATTAACGTATCGGGTAAAGTTTTGTAGGCAGCTTCAAATGGCTTTGTAAAAAACAAGCTTGGTTTAATTCCAGTCATGTAAATACTTCGAGCTATTATAAATCTCAAACCTTTTCTACTTTGAAATTGTCCTTTAACATTTCGTGGTGCTATTCCTTTGCGGACCATCCAACTATCTAAGCTTCGTGTTAATCCGCCTTTTGGCCCCGTACCGCTTCCGAATTTGTACGGTGAATTAGGCGCATTTTGTTTACCGTAGTTTTTTGAACTTGAAGGTAACCCAGTTGGATTTGCACCTTTAACCCCTTTGTCCTGAAAGTTACCATACGGCTCCATTTCAAAATATACTCCAATCGAGTTAGGCATTTCTTTAACATCGCCTTTTATTGAATTCGATAATTTGCCGCTGGTATCTTTACCCATCTTTTGTAAATTGGCTTTCGCTTCAGCTACTACCAAATCACGAAACTTTTCTAAGGCTTTTAATCTTTCACTCATTAACAAACAGTCATTTCATTAGGAACTAAAATGTCAAAGGTCATAGTCCAACCAGCTAAATAGTTTTCAAACCTTTCTGCGAATGCTTCTAACGTTGGGTTGCCATCCACTTGAAACGGTAGTGAAAATAAATCCCCTCGTCTAAGCTCTTCGTACAATCTATTCAATACTGAAAGCATAGTATTCAGTACATATATTTCATTATCGTTACCGTCGAATATATTTGTATCTTCGTCTTTTGACTTATTGACAATATCCATTGCCATTAAACTCACGTTAAAACGAATTATATTACTTTCAAACGTTGCGTTATTTACTATAATATGAACTAAAGGAAATATTGTTTGCTTTGCTAAGTCAACCGCAAATATATCACCTTGAGTAACCGTGTTTACAAATGGATCGTTTTCTAAGTTGGTTTTTAACGTATCTAAAACAGTGTAATAATTAGCCATGTCTTTGTATTTTTTTTAATTCTCTTTCTTCTATTTCTCGTTTTTGTCTTTCATAAGTGAGGTAGGTAAGACACTTTCTAACTCCCAGTCGGGTAACTTCATCAAACTTTGTAACGTCTCCTTGAGAAAGCGCATAGATTGAATTGTACCATCCCCATCGTTTATTAAATTGCGTTCTTTCGCTAAAGTCATTATCTTCGGATTCTTCTTTATCTCCGTCTCCAAAGAGGTAAGCGTATGTTGAACTAAGTCGCTTCCTAAAGTCGAAAAAAAAACCGTTGCACCTAAGACAACATCCAGCGAAGCGTACTTCATAACATCACTAAATTCGTCCGTTCCTTTGTACTCAAATATTTCGTAACGGTCTTTTACTTTTTTTGTGATAGGTCTATACATTACCGCCATTGCCTTATGGAAAGTTTCTACGCTTGATATATTACTTTCTAAATCAATGTATTCACCGAAACTCATATCTTCTAAATTAGGAATAAAACCGAATTCAGTGTCTTGAATTTTAAATGTAGCTTGAAATTTAGGCTTCGCTTTAAATATTTCGTTTAAATGTAGGGTCAAGCTTTTAACGTCGCTCCATTTGACCTTTACAACGTCTTTCATTTTCAGACCGCAAAATATTTCGATAGTCTTTTGACCTATAAATTCCTCGTCGTTTGACTTTTCAACTACCCGCATAAATTCTTGGTAGTTCTTTAACGGTATTTCACTTAATGAAGTAGGTATTACAATTTCTGTTTTCATTCTATATATTAACTTTTAATTCGTGTTTTTGTAGTTTGTAAAGATAATTCACACTATTTGCATACTTGAACAGGTACGAAATATTATTTATTTACCAAATATGATATTTACCGTAGTTAGAATTCATTCCTAACGTTTCCATTTCGTGGTATCGCAGCGCGTCAATACCATGATTGTTTGTGTCAATCGGTTTGTTTAAGCGTGTGCCTTGCTTATCCGTGTCCCAGCAGTAGGCCCGAAGTTCTTTAATTAGGTTTGTGCTATTTGAAGTAACTAAATATTCATTACGTTGCATAACATCTATTCCGTAGTTTATTGAATCCTTACCCTTTGTAACGCCTTTAATTGTTATTCCGTAGCGTTTTATTTCTTCAATGCTTTTAGGTTCGCTTGAATCAGCGTAAACGGGTACGTGTTTCGGTAGTGCGTTTGCAATATCACTGTTTAACATTCCCGTTTGATACTTCAATTCGTTTATTATCCTGGTGCCGTTGTAATTGTATATTTCAATTATTGCAGTCGGATCGTTCGTGTAACCGAAGTCTAATCCAATACCTATTAAATTCGCTTCTTTAGGTAGTATATCGATAGTTTTCCAGTTGCTAAATATAACGCCTTCTAACATTCCTATTTCGCCTAATCCGTAAACCCGCCACCAGTTGCTCCAGTATGCGCTTGTTTCGGCTTTTAAACGGTTCTTTTCTATTTGTTGTACAATACTATTGTCCAGGGCTTCGTTGTCTTTGTAAGTGAGAATTAAGAAATCGCTGTCTTGTTCGTCTTTTAGTTCGGTATGCACCCAAAACTCATTTGCGGGATTGAAGTCTAAATATATAGCTTTCTTTGTACGTATTGCAAGTTCGTTGTAGCTTTCAAAGGTTACGTTGTTACATTCGTTTATGTATAAAACGTCACGCCTTGCACCTCTTAATTTAGAACTGTCATCAGCGCTAAAAAATTCTATATAACTACCATTAGCAAATTCGTACCGTAAAAGCGATTTATTAAAGCGATCGTCGAAATACCTTCCAGTATCTTTCATGATACGTAAGAAGTCCTTTAACGCACCTCTACGCAAATGCGGAATAGTTTCAGCTACTACGCTTATTTCCGTTTTCGGGTACGTTGCAGCCTTTGTAATTAGAATCGGAAGTATTCCGTACGTCTTGCCCGCACTTGTCCCGCCCTGAATAATTTTAATTCGTTTTTTTAAAGCTTCTATTTTACGAATTGCTGTCGTTATTATCACTTAATTTAAATAAAGGTTGTTCGATATTCGTTTGTTCAACTTGTTCTTTTAAGTTGTTTAAACGTTGTGTAATGCTTGCGTTATACTGTCCTACCATACCGCCCGTTATTTGATCTTCTCTTATTTCTTTGCGTATACGTGAACAGATAGGGATATATTCCGTGTATCTTTTATCAATATTTTTAAAATATTGTTCTACTTCGCCTACATTATCCCAGCAAAATATTTCGAATCCTTCCATTGTTAAAGGTCTTTCAAGCGGCTCAGCTCTTTCTTCGAATTCTTTACCACCGAATACGCTTTTTATTCTCGGGTTCGCTTTTACGTCTTCTTTGTATTTTTTAAATAGTTCGTATAGTTGTTCGGGACTATCTAAGTTTCTTGGTCTGCCTACTTTTGCCATTTTTTAATTCGTGTTTTGTTAAGTTTTCTTCGTAAGTTGTTGAACATACCGCTAAACGTTGGTCTATATCTTCGTATTCAAAAGTCATTGTATCGTCAATCATGCATCTTTGAAT